ATCATTGTTACCGTCAACATCGGGCTGCGCCGGCAGATCATGCAGCTGCAGCACTTTACTGAAGGCAATGTGCCGGCCGGATTGCTCAGCGCGCCGGAAGGCTGGAATGCCGAGCAGATCCGCCTGTTCCAGGAATGGTTCGACTCGATCCTGGCAGGCAACACCGGTAGCCGCACGCGGCTGTTGTGGGGACCAAGCGGTGCCAAATACCAGCCCTTCAAGGAGGCGCCCTACAAGGATGATTTTGACGAGTGGCTGGCGCGGATCGTCTGCTACGCCTTCTCGCTGCCACCGACCGCCTTCACCCCTCAAGTCAATCGGGCGACCGCGCAAACGGCGCAGCAAGCCGCACTCGAGGAGGGGCTGTCGCCGCTGATGGGCTGGGTCAAGCGTCTCGTGGATAGCGTGATCCAGACCCGCATGGGACATACCGACCTCGAATTTGTCTGGTCGGATGTGCGGCCGACGGACCCGAAAGACCAGTCGGCAATCCTCAGCGGCTACGTAAAGGACGGCATCTATACGCTGAACGAGGCGCGCGATATCCTGGGGCTGGACCCGATCGAGGGCGGCGACGAGCCAATGTTTCTGACCGCCCAGGGACCGGTCCCGCTGCGCGACGCCGTCACGCCGAAAACCGAGCCCGCGGCGACGACGGCGAAAGTCCGATAGTCGGGTTGGCCGATTACCCGGCCGTTTATTGCGCTGCGACGAGACAGATGGCTGGGAAAAGAATTCGTCGCGTCCGACGCTTGAGCGATCGGGTCCGAGAGACGATCGCTCTGGCGCGCCAGGCCGGATACAGCATCAAGGCGGTCGCACGGATAATGGATCTGCCGGTCTCGACAGTGGCCAATGCACGTCGCGTCAAGGTCGCATCCCCCGTGGATAGGAGCCTTGGATGAAGATGCTTAACCCATCGAGGTTCTGACGAACTGAAATTGCACGCTCTGCGGAACGGCTACGAGCTGACCAGCAGTGAGCCTCGTTCGCCAAAGCAACACCCGTTATTACATTCGAGGAGTCTAACATGACATCACCAATTAACTCGCTCACCCTTGTAGAGGGCGGTGCGCCGGTGCACGTGACCGTCGGCGATCAGAGCGGAAACCCAATTCCGCCGGCCAATATCGAATGGGCGACAGCCTCGGAGCTCACCATATCCGCCGACGCGACTGGGTTTAACATTGCGGCCATTTCCCGCAGCACGCCGACTTCGTTCACGCTCACCGCGACCGATACGGCGCAGACTCCCAATGCTACCGGAACGCTCACGATCAATATCAACCTGCCGCCGATTACTTCGCTGACCTTCACCTCGCCATGACGGCAGTGCTCCGCGCACTGGTAGACGTGAAGCCACCAATTCGAAAGGATTCTCAGCAATGCGAAAGCGGAGATTTCTTCATTACGCAGTCGTCCCGCTGGTGGCTATGGGCGGCTGCGCGCAAGTCGGCAAGCTCGCGTCGACTGATCTGGTGAATGCTGCGCAGGTAGCGGCCCAAAATGGCGACGCGCAGGGGGCGGCATGCTGGGTCGCGCTGAGCCCCGTAGCAAATGCGATCGAGACTGCCCCGACCCCTGGTTTAGCCTCGACCATCGAAGCGGACCGACTCTTGGCTTTCGCTACGGATGGGCCGACTGCGCCCTGCAACGCCGTGGGCGGCTTGACCCTTTCGACGGTTCTGCGCAAGGCGGTGCCTTTGCTCCCCTAAGGACGCCAATCAGAGGGCCCGCGCTCGCGGTGCTCCGCTGGGCCGCCCTTTCCGCGGCAGTACGGAAACCTGCAATGCGCCCGGCTACGCCGTTTGATCCGATCAAAAGTCGGCAAGATCGGGGCGGCTCATGATTTTTCAGGAGAACTATACGAAATCAACGCGACGAACTGAGGGGTGACAGGCAGATGTTGGGTAAGACAGCATTCCAATGGCCGCTCCAGACCAGCACCATCATCGGTTTGGGGGTACTTGCCGGCTCGCTTTGCTATGTCGTGACCGGGGACCCGGTCTGGGCGGCGGTTACAGCCGCAGCGGTCAAGATCCTCGTTCCGGACAATTCGACATCGGCGAGCCATGCGCTCGAAGCGATCACAATGCTGACCGAGGCGATCGGCAAGCCTCTTGACCCCTCAGTGCACGTAGAGCCGATCGCGTCGAGCGATACCCGGTCGCCTATGCTGGCGGTTAGCCGGGAGGCAGCAAAATGACGAGCCCCCGGAGGCACGGACACGGCTCATTGGCGGGACATTGATCATGCGACTGTATGGCGCAATTCAAAAGGTGGAGTCTCAGGACGACGGAACCGTCCGAGTGCACGGGATCGCGACGTCCGAGGCGGTGGACGACCAAGGAGAGGTCGTGCAGGCCGATGCCATGCGCGCAGCGATCCCGGATTACATGCGCTTCCCGGCACTGCGCGAGATGCATCAGCTCTCGGCGGCTGGAACTACCCTCGAGGCCGAAGTCGGTGACGACGGCGTGACCCGAATTGTCGCCCATGTTGTCGATCCGATTGCGGTCGCTAAGGTCAGAAATCAGGTCTATCGGGGCTTTTCTATCGGCGGCCGGGTGACGAAGCGTGCGCCGGGCGACCCAAAGATCATCACCAGCCTCGTCCTGAATGAGATTTCGCTGGTCGACCGTCCTGCAAACCCCGAGGCGGTCTTTGACTGTTGGAAAGCCGCCGAAGGCGTCGGTGGGCGAAGTCCGCCGGCCACGCCTGCGGGAGAGCCTTTCAACCCGCCAATTCAGATCTGGGCTTGCGGCATGCCCGATCACACTCATTGCGCCAAGAATGACGCCATCAGGTGCCTCCAGAAACGAGCGCTCACGCCGGCGAATTCCGGCGCTCCTCAGCAGGGTCAAGTGAACCTCGACGATACCTGCGGAGCGGAGGCGACAATTGATGCGGCAAGAAAGGCGATCGAGACGGCCGAAGGGGCGCTCGCCAAGGCTGATGGTCGAGACGCCAGCGAAATCTCAAGCAATGTTCCCCAGCCTGATGACGCGGTAACTTACGCCGATCCCGGATATCAACCGGACGGCAAGCGACGTTATCCGATTGACAGCGAACGGCATATCAGGGCGGCCTGGAGCTATATAAACAAGCCGGAGAATGCAGCGCGATACACCGCCGATCAGCTGAAGCGGATCAGGGACAAGATCATCGCCGCCTGGAAAGTGACGATCGATGCCAATGGGCCGCCCACGGCCGAAGATGAGGAAACAGCATCCTGCGCCTCCCTGACCAAGGCGCTTTGGGACGTCGGCCGCATCGCGCAGATCGTTCTGGAGCTCGACTGGCTTCACGATGCGCTCGAAATCGAGGCATCGATGGAGGGCGACGACTCGCCGCAGCCCGCTCGGCTACAGGCGATTATTGTCGAGCTGTGCAGCTTTCTGAACGTATTGGTTGCTGAAGAAACCAATGAACTCCTGGAACACCTGCAATTGGCAGCGGGGTTTTCCAGCCTGGAGGCAACCAAACTGCTCGCAGGCACCAACCCAGACGGCATGGCGCGGATCGCCGCACTCCTCAAGACGGGAAACCCGAAAATGCAGCAGCTCGCAATCCGCATTCTCGCTAAGGTCAAGCACTCGGCCGCTGACCAGGCGCTGGCAGACATGGCCCTCTACGCTTGCGACAAATGCATGGAGATCGACGGCCCGCCGGCGGAGGCGAAGGCGCACGTCAGCAGAGCCCGCGGTCATCTGCTGCAGGCGGGGGCCACTCCCTCGGTAGCGTTGGTGGGTGATGCAGTCAACGATTTGAGCGAGGTAGCGCCGCAGGTGAATCCGCCGGCATCCGATTTTCGCCCCGGCGACAATGCCACCATGGATACTGCAATTAAGGCGGGGGCAGATTCTCCGCCAGCACACCAGAATCTGGTGGATATTGCCCATGAATGCATCCGGAAGCTCTCCGACACGAAGACGTGCTCTGAGCAGCCGCCGACCCTGGGTGCAGTGCCCGCTCGCGAAGGCAGCGGCGAGACTGAAAAGGTAATCAAGGCGGGTGCGCGCCATTCCAGAGAGACGCTGGGACATCTATGCGCGGCCCATGACCATCTTTTGGCCGCTGGCGCTGTCTGCACCGGTTCGCCTGGGGTCAGTGAGGAAGAACGGCAGGGCACCGAATTCGAGCCTGGCAAGGCCGCGCGGGCAGGAGAGCTTGCCAAGGTGCTGGCGGATGAACGCGCCGAAAAGGCCGCACTGGTCAAAACCCTGGGTGAGATGGTGCCTCTGCTCGACCGCCTGTCGAAGCGGGTCGATGACATTGCCCGCACGCCGCTTCCGCCGCTGACCATTGCCCGGGGCAGCGTCTCAGTATCGAAGCAGCAAGACGGTCGCGGCGTTGGGGGGGGCCCCGGCGATAATCAGCTCTCGCCGGAAGCCATAGCTGCCGCCCTCGCCAAAATGAGCAAGGAGGAACAGACACTGACCTTGATCAAGGCGAGCTATGCCAACCCGATACGGGTGCTCGGCCTTCCACCCGCTGAGCAGGCCGGATAATCCCGAGGCGATCGTCACCCCTTCGGCCTCTCGGGGGACGCCTCTGGCTTGCCGAGAGACCACCGCCAGCCCGGCCCGTGCCGGGCTTTTTTATTGCCCCCCTTCCGGGAGGACCATCAGATGAACTCTATTACCCAGGAATCTCTGGAGCTGCTGAAAGGAGCTCTGGCCAAGCCGAACGACACGCTCGCCAAGTCCATCTCTACGGCAACAGGTCTGGTTGCTTACGACCTCCAAGCACCGGCCAAGAACCTTTATCCCTTTGTGACTCCGATCCGCAACGTCATGCCGCGCGTTGGCGGCGGAACCGGTACCGCCACGAACTGGCGTCAAGTCAATGCCATCATAGGCTCCGGTTTCGACGCCATGGGGTGGGTTCCGGAAGGTCAGCGCTCGGGGCAGATGTCCTATTCGACCTCGAACAAATCGGCCACTTACGTAACGATCGGCGAGGAGGACGCAGCCAGCTTCGAAGCGATCTCGGCCGGTCGCGAATTCGAGGACATTCAGGCGCGAATGACCTTCCGCCTGCTGCAGAAGATGATGCTCAAAGAAGAGATGGCGATCCTCGCCGGCAACGCGTCGCTGCAGCTCGGCACGCCGGCCACCCCGGTCTTGTCGGTGTCGGGGACGGGCGCCACGCTTCCGACGGGAACCTATTATGTCAAAGTCGTGGGTCTGACCCTCGAAGGCTACCAGAATTCCAGCGTTCTGGGAGGCGTCGCCACCTCGATGACAGTCACCGGCGCCGACGGGAGAAGCTACATGCTCTCGGGCGGCTCGTCGTATATCAGCATCGAGGCAAGTCAAGCGGTGACCCTCGGCGAGACGCTCTTTTGCAGCGTCACCGGCTTGCAGGGTGCAGTAGCCTATGCCTGGTATGTCTCCGCAGTCTCCGGCGCCGAGACCCTGCAGGCGATCACCACAATCAACAGCCTGGCGATCTCGGCTCCTCTCAGCACCGGCAACCAGCAGCAGACGGCGATCAGCATCGACAACTCGGCCAACCCCAGCTACGCTTATGACGGGCTGCTGACCACTGCGCTCAAGCCCGGGTCGAACGCCTATGTCAACATTATGCCGACCGGAACTGCCGGGACCGGCACGACGCTGACGGCCTCAGGTCGCGGCTCGGTCGTCGAAATCGACACCATGTTCCAAAAGATGTGGGACGACTTCGAACTGTCTCCGACCGTCCTCTATGTCAACTCGCAGGAGCTCAAAAACATCACCAGCAAAGTGCTGTCCAACGCTTCCGGGCCCCTGTTGCGTTTCGACTCGCCGGCGGATGGAAGCCAGGGTGAATATCAGGTAACCGCATCTGGGGTTGTGCAGTTCTATTACAATCCGTTCGCTATCGATGGCGGCCTCCGGATCCCGATAAGGATCCACCCGCGCGTGCCGCCGGGCACCATCATTGGCTGGACCGAGAACCTGCCGATCCAGTACCAGTCGAACGAAGTGCCAAATGTAGCCGAAATCAAAACCCGTCAGGATTACTACCAGATCGACTGGCCGCTCGTCACCCGCCAGCGCCAAGTCGGGGTCTACACCGAAGAAGTGCTGGCGGTTTACGCACCGTTCGCGATGGGTGTCATCTGCAACATCGGTGACGGCTGACCCGCGACTCCGGACGTTCTG